GAAAGTCAAATCGCCACTGCTCGTTGCCCGTCACTGTTGCTGAAACGGGTGTGACACCACCCGCGCTGAGTATCGGCCCGAGCTTCGCCTGCTGAATCGCTCCGATGCCCTGAAGCCACGTCTGGAGTACCTGACTGTCAACCCCCGTGGCCGTCTGATGGTTGTCCAGCACCCACTGCACGGGCGAGGACTGCGCGGCCATCTGTTGCCCCCAGTCCGTGACAGCCACGAACCCGTGCAACTGATAGACACCACTGCGCTCAAGCCACTTATTGATCCGCACTTCAAACGGGCGGTGCTCAGTTTTGCTCGTTCGAATGACAGTCTCGCCCGTGTCGGGATGCTCAAACTCCTGTGTCTCCTCGGAGTAGACGAGCGCCGTGGGGCCGTACTCAACTGAGGGCATTACAATACTCCTATGGGTTGCCGAAGCGGTAGAGCGTGCTCCCGCTCGGGAGCGTGACGTCCTCGCCTGTGAGGTTCGGGTCGTTCGGTTCATCCGCGAGTATGAGCCGGCTTTGATTGGTCGCGTTCTGGATCACTATCTGGTCGACCGTGCCGATACTCAGTGACCCAAACGAGAGGTCGGTCGTAAGCGTGGCCGTCGTCACACCGCTGAACGAACTCGGCGTGCTGATACTCACATCTGACTCTGCGAGCGATGCTGTTGCATCGCTTTTGCTGTTCAGTTCTGTGCTCGTATCGCTGTAGTTGAGCGTATCTCCGCCCCCGAGCAGGTGGACGGTCGCACCGCCACTGAACACGAGGGCTGCAAGTGCCTGTGCTGCTGTTGCGTTCGCTCCGAGTGTGCTTGTGCTCATATGCTGTTGGTACTGTGGCCGCTGGTGAGTGTACCTCGAGGGCGGAGGCTATCGTGCGCTCGTTATGCCGCCGGAAACTCTCGAAGCTCATGTCTTCCTCGCCCTGTTGGGTGAGTTGCTCAACCCGGATGCTCACATCGCCGGAGCCGAAGTCGCTGTCAGCCAGCTCCTCGGCCTCGATGATAGCGGCCCGTCGCCCCTCCTTGTTGCGGAGTTGCGAGATGATGCCACGCAGGTCCTCGCGTTCGCTCTCCGAGAGTGTGCCGCCCTCGACGATGAACAGATACGCGGGGATGGCATCGTACTCGAAGAATTTGCGGTTGAAGTCCCGGGCCTGCTGGTCGGCCACGATAGTCTGGAGTTCCGCGATGTGGTCGGGCAGGCCGTAGTAGATCGTGTTCGGATGGTTGTTGCGGACGAACAGCAGTTCGTTCGCGGGCTGGACGTCCTCCGGTGGCTCGCCCTCGACCACCTCGCCGTCCTCCTTGTCGACGTATATCGGGTTGGGGTCGCCGTCGAGCGTGGTGTTGTGGCGGTCGCCGGCCTCGGCAAAGTACCGGGTCTGCCCGTCTAACTCCTGGACGAATCCGTGACCAGCTTTCCGCTCGTCGTCGTCGGCATCTTCGTGTCGCTTAAGACGCACAGTGGCCGCCGGCAGGTGGGCCATCCCAACTAATTCGGTATCGGCCCCAGCGTACAGCAGTTCGAGCGCGAGCCAGCCGACCGTGTGGAAGTCTTTCCGGGCCTTCTGGAGGACCTCAATTGGGCTGGCCGTGGGCGTGCCCGTGGGGCCGACCTTCCAGATAGTATCCGGCCCGTACCAGAAGTCCGCCACCCGCTCGCGTTGCTCCGGGGCCGGGTCGCTCACGCGGTCGTGACCAACGATGTCGAAGCCAAAGCCAACCTCCCGGCGGGACTTCTTCTGGACGCCGGTCGCGACCGTGCCGTTCAACTCGAGGAGGCTGGTGAGCTGTTCTGGCGGGTATGGCGGGCTAATCCCTTGGCCGATGGTCTGCCCGACCGACCGCTCGTTCAGTTGGTCGGTCTCGTCGATTCGCTCGGCCACCTTCTCCGCACCCAGGAGGCTGGTCTTGATGCCCACCCGGGCCGTGTCCGTGCTCGACGAGGGGTCTCCGTGTGTGTCTGTCATTTTTGGACCTCCGACGCCGGGGCACAGCTATCGCACACCCCGCGCGTTTGCTCGTGGTCGTGCAACTCGACGCCGCAGGCCGTGCAGGTCGTGTGGGTCTGGTGCATAGGTGTGCGTATCGTGTCGTGTCGTCGCTCACCGGAACGAGATACCGCCGCTGTCGCCCTGGTGACTGCTGCGGCCAACACGTCGGCTGTGTGTGAAGAGGCAATACCGGCTCGCATCAAGCGCGTGATCGGGGACGTCACCGCCAGCACCGACGTGTTCCTCTTTGTAGCTTTGAAACTCCTGTATGAGATGGGTACAGTCAACGCTCACCAGCAGGCCCGGCTCGCCCTGGTCGTTTGGTTTGAGCAGCCCCCGCAGATGTGGGATCCCTTCGTCCAGACTTTTGCTGGCCTTGTGGACGGTGAAGCCGGCCCGCTGGAGCTTCCGGATGTGCTCGGGTTCGTGCTCGGCGTAGACGGTGGTCCGGGGCTTGTCGTTATTGAACACCCACCCCGACTGGTCACGTGGGTCACACAGGTGCTCGAACTCGCGGCCACTCTCATAGTAGAGGTCCGTCGCTATCCACCGGTCCCGGACGGTAGGCCACCACTCCACGAACACCCGCGGGTGGTCCCACCCAGCGTCATATCCGTAGATGGGCGTCGCCGCCTCGTCGACGTGTTGATCGACCCAGGCCCGATCTTTCACATGTCGCTTGCGGGAAAACTGCGAGTAGACGAGCCCCTCTGCGGCCGCGAACCCACCGTGCAGCCCCTGCTGTTCACGGGGTGTGCCCTTGAACTGGCGGACAATCTTCTCAAGCCCGTCGGCCGGCATGAGCGTGTTCTGTTCCGTCGATGCCGTCACGACGTGCAGACGGTCGCGCCAGGGGAGGGGCTCACCGTCCTTGTCAACCTGCCGCTCGGTGATATCATAAAACTGGTTGTAGCCGTTCCCTGTGGACGTCCAAAGCGTCGTGTTTGGCCCGAGATCCGTCCGCTGGCGCGTGACGAGCATCTCGTGGAGGTCGTACAGGTCGGTCGTCGGTGGGTAGTGCCCCACCTCGTCACACCAGATGCGGCAGTACTCGCCACCAGCGAACCGGTTCCACTTGTCCGCACCGCCGAGCCACGCGACGTGACCGCTGACGTAGACCAGACGCTTGTCGTTCGAGTGCCACGTGTCGATGAGCGGTGAGTTCTCAGGGTCGCCGTTCTTGTACGGGTTGGTATCCTCGCCGGGGAGGATCTTGAAGAACACCGAGTACGTCGTCGACTTCCCCTTCTGGTAGTCTTGGGCGAGGACGAGCGACTCGCCCGCGCCGGCGCGATCAGCAATCGCTCCGCGGTGGATCCACTGGCCGCCGCAGCGGGATTTCCCGCCGCCGTAGCCTGTCCGCAGCACGACGACATCGTGGTCGCCGCGCTCCAGCTCGTCGCGGACGTACGCCTGATAGTTCGTCCAGTCGTAATTGACGCTGACGGACGCTCTGTTCGTGCTCATTCAGTATCAGCGGGGGGCTCCCAGTCGGTGTCGTGGACAGTCTCGTTGAACTCGACAGCAATCGGACCGCCATCCGCACCGGTCACCTCGCGGCCTTCGGTCTTCTTGTAGCCGAACGTCGCCGAGGCGATGAACTCGTCCTTACAGTTCTGGAGCGTTTTCATCGCTCCCTCAGAGTGCGCGCGCACGTAGCCCCTACAAAAGTCGCACGGCTCATCTGCGGTGAGCACAGGGTCGCTCGGCGTGTCGATACAACACAGTGCTCGGCGGAGCGTATTCTCGCTGACTTGGGCGATGCCGGCCTGGTGCGTGATCTTCATTCCGATGCCGACTGCGTCGTAAAGGACCTCACGGCGCCACTCGTCGTCAAACGCAGCCGGACGGCCGTGGTTGTCGGCGTCGGGGTCCGAGTGGCTCGGGACGGGACAACTTCCGGCCGGATGCTGGCAGGGCGTCCCGTCGGCGCACTCCGCGCCACAGACGCCGTCAGGCATGAACTGTTACCTCGTGCATGTGTACTCAAAACCGCGGATGGTTGCCGCCCGTTACTGGTTGCCGTCGGTGTTGTCCTCGTCGTCGAGCGAGTCGAGGGCGCGTTCGCCGGCCTTCGCTTCGAGGGCCTGCGAGAGCATGTTGCTCGTGCTCTGGCTGTTGATGTAGTTGATACCAGTCGCACCAAGCAGGCTCACAGCGGCGATGAACGTGACCGCGAGTAGCGACCCGACACCCGCCGTGACGATTGCGTCAATAGCCATGATGAATCACCTCCTCTCTTCGGGCCGGGAGCCCTACTCCGGTTTACGCCTCTCGTCCGTGCTGGACTTATAGGCACGTCCGTCGTCGCCCTGTACCGTTGGGACAGGAGGTTCCCGGCGGCCCGTGCTGACAGGCCGAGTTTGTACGGCTTTCACAGGCGGAGGTGGTCACTCGCTGTTGTCGCGTTGGACTTCATCATACGCTCGCAAGAGTGCGAGATAGTCGCTAAACTCCAGCCCATTGTAAGCCCCCAACACGAGGAGTCCAATACTACCGATGACCGTCGGATCGGCTCCAGCACCGACAGACTGCAGCGCCAGGGCAATGAGCCCCAGGTTGACAACAATCGACCGGATGAGTTTCAGTGCCTTGAGCATCGGAAGTTTATCGCCAGTTGAGAGCGTCTGTCGGTACTCGTCGCAGGCACGGTCCTGAATGTACCACGGCCGAGAGTTGCGGAGCTGAGTCATGGGTCACACAAGAGACCGCGCGCCGGGAGTCGAACCCGGCCAGGCTCCTGGGGGATGGCCTGTCACCCGAGCGCGGCGGGAACGAGTCTTCAGGCTATCAACCCTGTCGGCTCGCTACGCTGGCGATACATTCAGTCGCCGAACATCGGAGCCATACTCGAGGCGTCGGCGGTGAGGTCATCGTCGACGAACTCGTGAATATCCGTGAGCGTGGCGTTCGACTGCTCGCTGTCGTCGGCCTCGTAGGACACCCACGTCATCGTGATTTCGTCGACACGGTGGTCGGCGATGCGGACCTGCACGTCCCAGCCACCAATCTCTGCGGCGTGTCCCTTGCGCTTGCCGTAGGTCGTGAGGTCTTTCCAACAGCCCGTATACCACGACTCGACACCCTCCGCGGCGGCCGACAGTCGCCCGTGGAGATGGGCGATTGCCGCCATCGACGGGCGGATGTCCGTGGGTTGCTCGCGGTACAGCGTCTGCGCCCGGTAGCCGAGTGTGTACGGTTGCCCACCGCTCGGATGGATGAGTTCAAGGTCGACGTTCTCGGCCGGGTCGAACACCAGCCGTGCCATCGAGTCGCCAAGCCAGTTGAGGTCATCCCGGCGGCGGGCAACCTGCTCGCCGAACCGGACGCCCGAGCGTTTCCAGAGTTTGTGGTCGTGATTGCCCGAGATGAACAGCGTCTCTATCCCGTCTCGCTGGGGGTAGTGCTCAACGCAGTAATCCTCCAGTCGGTTCCAACCAGTCGCCTCGGGAACAACCTCGTTGATTTGGTTCGCGTGGACCTCCCACCCGTCGCCGATGTCGCCACCGTGAAGAACAAGGTCAACCCCACGGCGTTGGAGTCGGTCGTAGAAATCATGCAAGTCGGCGAGATGACAGGCCTTCGAGCCGAGATGTGTGTCCGAGATGAGACCGAACCGATACGTGCCGTCGCCGTCGCCAATCTGGTAGCGTTTGTCCCGCTTGTCGGGGATGTAGTAGCGCCGGGTGCCGTGCTTGTCAAGTGTATCAAAATCGATGGCCCACCCTGCTTCGGCCATCCGGTCAAGCGGTGTCCGTGTCGTCCGCCAGTCGCTCACGGTCAGCATCGGAGAGTGTCCAGTAGTACGTCCGGCCCTCCCGCTCGTACGGGACGTCGAACCCACGATCTCGGAGCCGTTCGCGGCGGCCCTCCAGCGTCGGGACGGGGATATCCAGTTGCTCGACGAGGTCCGACTTCGGGACCTTACCGCCGCGGAGCGCATCCACGAGTTCGCGTTGCCCCGGGCAGTTCGAGAGGTCCGGCGTGTTATCGTCGGTCATCAAGGAGGAGGTTCGCCACCGCGAGCGCGCCTGCCTGTTTGCCTGCGCTGTACGCCTCGCCCATCTCCGGGTCGGTTGCGGCCCCCTCTGCGACCATCTCGGCCGCGCGGACGATGTCGCCAACCCGGAGAGTGAGGTCCTCGTCCAGGTCCTCGTTGAGTTCGGCCCGGATTGCCGGCGGGAGGTCGTCGTAGGACATCAGTCAGTAGATGCAGGAGACTCTGTTTGAGCCGTGGCAACCGCCGACCCGTGTTCAAGTGCGTCGGCAAGTGCCCCGTCCACGCTGTTAATGTCATCGCGCCACCAAGCCGTCAACACAGCGAGATTCACCAACCCGCGTTTCACCGCCCGTTCGCGGTTGAGCGTGACCCCCTTGCGTTCGGCACTGTGGATTGCGTGTTTGAGTAGGTCTTTGAACCGCTCTCGGTCAATGTCGCTGTCATCCCACGCCCGACTGTTTGGTCGGACGACACCACACTCACAAAACAGATGTTTGTCTTGCGTCGGCTCGTCACTCGGATGGTGGTCGAGTTCGGTCGTGCGCTCGTGACGAGTATACACGGATTCGGGGGTCGCCGTCAACCCCCTTGACCGGACCTCTGTGCGCTCAACAAGCCGGAGCTTGAAGCAGTTGTCACATACATCCACCGCGTTGCGGAGCTTCTCTTGATGTATAGTCATTGGATAAACTCCAGACTTGGTCACTGTCTCCGTCTTTCCGGGGTGTCACTGTCCGCGCCACGTCGACCGACTGACCGTGGCCCGGTCCCTCGCGGGACTATCTTACAAACAGATACGCCGTCTACTCGCTAAAAGTGTCTGTCGGCGACAGTTATTGTCGGCGGTACTCCCGCGCCTCCGACCCGTTGATGTTGCGATACCGCGACTCCACTTGACCCCACTCCCGGATATTCCGGAGCGCCTGTCGCAGTGTTGACGGGGCAACCGTCACGCCGATCTCGACAGCGATGTGGTCCTCAATGTCCTGCCGAGACTGCCAGCCCTCGGTCTGTTGGAGCGCGAGCAGGACAAGCGCCCACGCGGGCGGGACCTGTTCGGGGTCAGCAGAGTCCGACATCAGCCACCGCCCCCACCGTGCGTCAGGTGGGTTTGCAATCCATCTTCGAGACCTGCGAGCATCTCGGCGAGTTGGTTGCGTGAAATGCCGCGCTCCCGTGGGTAGATGCGGACACAGTCGCGCCATGCTTTGACTGATACACGGCGGTAATCGGCTGTGTGTATCTCGGCGTGGAGGTAGAATCGTGGGGAATCGCCCTCGTGTCGAAGCGAACGGATGTCAAGCGTGACGGTTGTCTTGCTCTCAAAAGCCTGCACGATGTCGTCCCCCGTCCCCGTTGCTGGTGGGTCGCACGCATACGTCGCCGGGACGGAACACGGCATCGAGACGCCGAATTGATTCTCAACAACCTCGTACCCCATTTCCGCCAGACCCGCGTCAACATCTGCCGGAGAGATACGACTGCCGTCACTCATAGGTTCACCTCCTCGCGCGAGCACGAGTTGTCGCAGTCGTCGTTGCAGCAGGTGTACTTGTCGCCCAGGTTTCGGAGGCCACGATGCGGGCAGCCAGGAACCGGCGTGTCCGAGTCGTCGGCGTACTCTTGCGCCCGGTCGAGCACGTCGTCGGGGACCTCCCAAATGTTG